TGAAGATCCAGAAGGTAAGCTTACAAATCCAACCGAAATCCCCATAAACGAGGGCGACGATCTTGATGAAGATCCAGAAGAGGGGACCCTAGATCCTATAGAGGAGCCAGAGCTTGACGCTGATCCTGCTCCAGAAGTAGACCCTGAACCAGTGGTTGAGGAAGAGGAGCCAGAAGATCCAGAAGATCTTAGTGCTGTTGAAGCTGATATATCAGAATACTTTGCTGATAAACTAGCAGAGTCCCTGGGTATAGAATTTGGTGAAGAAGATAAATTTGAAAGTACTGAAGAAGTTATAGACTTCATGCGGAAACTAGTAGAAGAGAATTCTAAGCCTATTTATGCCAGTGAAGATATAGAAGGTTTAAACAAATTTGTTGCTGATGGTGGTAATATTAAAGATTATTTCAAACAGTCTTATGGCGACTTTGATTTAGACACAATTGACCTATCTTCTGAGACAAATCAAAAAGCCGTTATACGTGAGTTTTTAAAGACCGAAGGACGCTCGGATTCTCTCATTGATAAAAGGATGCAGAGATACGAAGAAGCTGGAACTTTGGAAGAAGAGGCTGAAGATGCCAAAGAGTTATTGTCAGAATATAAACAGAAGAATGCAGAAAGGCTATTGGCCGATCAAGGAAAGTTAGCTGACACTAGGCGTGAAGAGCAACAAAAACTCGTAGATGACGTACAATCAAGTGTAAAAGCTCTTAAAAATGTGAGGGGCATCCCTGTTTCAGATGGTGAACGAAAGCAACTATTAGATTATGTCTTTAAAGTAGATTCAGATGGACTCACACAGTATCAGAAAGATTATAACAAAGATGTCAATAATTTGATCGAATCAGCCTACTTCACTATGAAGGGGGACACCCTGATACAAAAAATACAAAACAAGGCAACCTCTAACGCCGTAAAGAACATTAAAGTAAAACTCGAGAACAAAGGCAAAAGGACGAAAAATTCAAGAAGCCAAGAAAAAGGAGGGTCAGACTTAGATGTTTTAACTCAGGCAAGCAAGTTTTTAAGCAAGCGTTAATTTTTTATTTTAAACTAAACAAACTACATTAAATAGAATTTATTATGGCAATGGAAAACAATGTTCTAAATAGCCTAGTTCTGTATAAATCTAAGTGGTTTTCTGATTTGGTTGATGAGTCAATGCTGTCGAATGCTCTTATGACTAAGCCTCATGAAGTATCTACGGTTCTTTCTTACGTTTTCGGACGTTATGAAGGTAACACTGTAGACTTCCTGACTATGGGCTTAGGTAAGACTATCGAGATTGAAAGCCGCCAGTACGAATGGCCGCTGATGATTGATTACGACAAAGCAGTTCCGATTGTTCAAGCTAAATGGCAAGGTACTACTGTCACAAGCGGTATGACCCCTGGTCTTAACCAAACACCTATCCAAGTATGGGTACGTGAAAAGTGGTTCGGCCCCGGTGCTATTGTTGCATTTGACGATCGCGAATATCAAGCTCGCGTTACAGGCGAACCTTATCAAGATGGTGAATACTTTGTATACACCCTTTTGGTAGTTGATGGACAACCTGAATCAATCATTCTGCCTTCGCTTTTGGCAGCAGGATCGAAAATCAGCAGAGAAGGATCTGCATATGAGGAATACAGTGAAGAGGCCGATATCGTTAACTACCCAACCCCGTTCAAGCTGCGTAATCAGCTGACTACGATGAGGTTGAGTTATGATATCACTGGATCTGCTGTAAGCACCGTTATGGTTATCGCCATGCGTGATCCTCAAACAGGCAAGAAATCATTCTTATGGTCTGATTACCAAGAGTGGAGAGCACTCCGCCAATGGTATGAAACAATAGATAGATGGCTCGTATACTCCAAGTTTAACTCTAATTCAGATGGTACTACCGATCTCGTTGGTACTAATGGACGCCCCGTTTACATCGGTGCCGGTCTGCTTCAGCAAATCGCCCCTGCAAACAAGCGTTACTACACAACTCTGACTTTGGATATTCTTGATGAGTTTATGTCTGATCTTTCCTACAACATCTTGGGTAAAGGAGAAAGAAAATTTGTCGCCCTTACTGGGGAGATGGGTATGCGTGAACTCGATAGGGTTCTGCGCGCTAAAGCAACGGGTTATTCCGTGGTTGATACTCATTTCGTAACTGGTACAGGTCAAGACTTGACCCTACAAGGTCAATTTACGACTTACAAGGGACTTAACGGCATTGAACTTATCCTTAAGCATTTCCCGTTCTATGACAATACTGTCTACAACAGGAAATTGCATCCTATTACTGGTAAGCCCCTTGAGTCTTATCGTATGACTTTTATTGATTTCGGAATGAGGGACGGTGAGCCGAACCTTATGAAAGTTATCCGTAAAGATCGCGGTCTGGTTCTATGGCATACTGGTGGATCTGTCGCTCCAGGTTCAGGACATGCGAAAGCTATTAGCACCTTGCGGTCAAACGCTAAGGATGGTTATAGCGTTCACTTCTTGTCTGAACAAGGACTGATGCTGAAAGACCCAACCACTTCTGGTGAACTTATTTGTGACGCAGAATAATAATGGTTAAAAAGTATTCGGGGGGTTTTCGGACCCCTCAAATCTTTAATTAAATATATAAATAAATTATGATAGTAACTCTCCGGCAAACGAGCCGTGATTCGTGGTCCGGTGTTAGACGATACAGAAACTGTAGCGTGTATTTGGCACCGTATCTCACCAGGTCAGGCGGTATTTATACTGGCATTTCACCTGAGGATGAGAAAAGATTGGGCGAAGCGTTGAGAACAGATTTAAGCCCACGTTCTGAATTTTGGTTAAATTTCTTTATTAGAGTAGGTGATGAAGACCTCATTATCGATACCTCTACTCCAGAAGGAGAACTGAGATACTTATTCCTTAAAAACCATAGGCGTATAGCTAATGGTCTAGGAGATAAGACTAAACCGGGCGCTAATTATGTCCTCATTAATGATGATGAGCAGGCTAAGGAAGCCAACAAGCGCAGCCAGGTTAAACGGAAAGCTCTCAAAGAGTTTGATAAAATGTCAATTGATGACATGCGTAAATGCCTCAGGGTATTTGGGCATTCACCAGATAGCATGAGTAGCGAACTTATAGAGCATAAACTAACCGAATTAGTTGAGGAAAATCCTCAAAGATTCTTTGACCGATGGGTCGACAATACTCTTCGGGTATCTGAATTCCATATTAAGGACGCGGTAAGCAGGAATGTTCTCCGTAAAAACCTTAATTTGTATCAGTACGGAACTGAGATTATTGGGCGTTCACTAGAAGAAGCAGTAGCTTTCTTGGATGATCCGCAGAATCAAGATATCAAAATGGCGATTATAAAGCAAACAAGCGCTAAATAATGAATTATAATCAACTTCATAGAGCAGTTAAACTGCACCTTGATAAATCATCTGGGCTAGAATTACCAGCTTTTCAAGTAGAAGAACTGGATTTCTGGATTAACACAGCTATAATAAAGTTTGTTAAGACCAGGTATAGTGGTTTAAATATCAAGGGGGAAGCTGTTGAGCAAACACAGAAGCGTGTTGAAGATCTTCGTACACTTGTAAAGGAAACTAGGTTAACACCTACAGACCCTGCAGCTCCGGCGACTTCATACAAACCTAATGCTGTAACAGCTGCACTGCCCGATGATTATTGGTTAATGTTAGGTGAAGATGTTACTTTGACTTTGTCAGATGCATCGACATTGAGGACTGGATTACTACAAATAACAAGTGATAAATATTCACAGTTAATAGATGATCCGTATAGCCCACACATACTTCATTATAATACAGCTAAACCATTACGTTTATTTAATGGTTCAAACGTTGAAATTATAGGGGACGGTAATTATACAATTACTTATTACCATTTAAGATATATAAAAGTACCTCTATTTATCACACACACTGCACAAGCTACTTTAACAGGAGCTATTGAACCAGGTGTAACTTATATTGCCGTTGGTAATTCAGTTACATACAATTCAGTATTGACTACTGTTGGTAATACCTTTGTAGGGGTTAATGGCGTCAAAACCTTTACACCTACTGGGGCAGCTACTGTAAATAGAACCCCATCAAACACAGACTTACCAGATTTTGTCCATGATGAAATAGCAAGACTGGCTGCAAATATGCTCCTCGAAAACATCGAACAGCCAAGGTATCAGACCCATACAATTGAGTTAGGTACCCAGGAGTAATTTTTTTAATTTTTTAATTTATAAATTTTTTTAAATTATGTTAACTAGAGTAAATAAAGTCCTTGTAGGACTTGACGTATCCAGAACAGCCGCTGTAACAGCGTCGACTGAAATGGCTACCTTAGTTCAGAACATAGTTTCAGGTGAAATTTGTGCCCTTGATGAGAATAAGAATTATCTCGCCGCTGGTTCAACAATTGCTGATACAGACACTATCTTCCTTTGTGAGGGTACTGCCACTACTTTTGATTATATCAACGAAACTGGCACGACTGTGACTAGTGCTCGTAAAG